CGGGTCGACGAGGTTCGCCGCATCCGTCGACGGTAAGAGGCTCGCGATGCGCGCGGCTGCGACGCTCGAGTTCGGCCGCCGCGCGACCGACCAGCCGACATTCGGCTTGGACGTCACGATGTCGGCGTACCCGTAGCCCACGACCGCGCGGGTGTCCGCGAAGGCTGCAGTCGCGAACCCTGCTTTGGTGGTCGCAGGGTTGTCTCCGCCGGCGTCGATGAAGAACCCGACGAAGTTGAAGCGCGTGAACAGCGACGCGGCATGGCCCGACATCGCCGCTGCGAACGGCGTCGCAGCCGAAGCGCTCGCGAACACCTTGGACAGCACGATCGCAGCAAACTGCACATTGGCCGCGAGCAGCACGGCCACGCCGGCGAGGAGATCATTGGTCGAGAACCCGGGAGCCGTGCACGTGAAGGTGTGCAGGTCAGCCAGGTTGAACGTCCCGCCGGTGCCGACGCCCGGCACGAACGTCAGCGTCAGGTTGGTTTTGGGGATCGGGTACGTGCCGCCGGACGGAATCTGCAGCGATGGGCTGAAGCTCTGCCCGCCGTCGAGGGTGTACTGAAACTCGCCCACCGCGACCGTGCCCGGCGCGGTGATCACCACCTGCACCGAGTACGCATCGAACGGAGCACCGGCGACCGTGATCGTCCCGGTGCCAGGCGTGCCGCTCGGCGTCTTGGTGACGCTTCCGGCAACCCCCGCCACGCTGCCCGTGAGACGCACGCCGTAGACCGGCGTGGACTCCTGCAGCGCGCGGCACAGGTCTTCCGACAGCGACCCTTCCCCGAACGCGTCGAGCACCTGGTTCTGATCGGCGCACGCGACGAGCTCGGATACGCTGCCCTTCTCGGAGCAGCCCATGTACACGAAGGTGCTCGCCGCCGGCGGCGTGTTGCGTCCGCTGTCGCGGATGTTGAAGCTCTGCCCGGGAATGCTCATGGCTGCTGGGTCCCTTTGGCGGCGGACGTCTTACGGCTCGAGAAGTCGCTCAGCGCGGGGCCGTGCGGGGTGTAGTTGCCCTGCTTGTCGGGCGTCTGCGCGGCCATGAGCGCCGCGGCGTAGTCCTCGGCCGACAGCAGCTTCGGCGCGCCCGCATGCGTGCGGTGATCGGCCCACTCGTGCAGCGCGGCCGCCGTCATGTGGTGGGCAAACTCGAGGGGAAGTCGGCCGTTTTTCGACAGCGGAAACTGCTGCGCCGCCCATTCATCGGGCGAGCGCAAGTCAGCCTTCGCCGCGACCGGGGGGTCGCTCGCTTTAGCAGTCACACTCATCGGCTCCGCCTTCTGCCGCCGTTAGCGGCTCACTGTCCGGGGATATGGAGGGTCGACTCGACTTCGTCGTTCAGCGCGTTGTCCTGGTCGATCGCCGTGATCGCTGCGGTCTCTTCGACCTCGCGCACCACGTTCATCGTCCACTGGAAGCGCTGCACGATCTTCTCGCGGCCGCCGAACATGTTCGCGGCCCCGTGCTCGAGCTGCGTCACGTACTCGCCGTCGATGGGCTTACTGCCCGTCTGCAGCGCGACACGCACCGCGTTCAGCACCTTCACGCGGATCGCGCAAACGTCATCGAAGCTCTCGCCTACGATGTGCGCCTCCACGGTCTGCATGTCGGTGCTCAACGTGAAGACCCGCTCGTCGGCGTCGTTGAGCTGCGGGTTACTCGGGATGACGCCGCCGCAGCGGAAGGTGGTGGGAATCCACACCACGCGACGCGAGCCGGCAGCTTGCGGCTGCGCGAGCCGAAGCTTGTGAAACTCGATGGTGTTGTCCCCGAGCGCCGTGCCGATCTGATCGACCAGGGTGCTGAAGTCGGAGGCCACTACTCACCTTTGAAATGTTGGTACATCGCCCGCAGCGCCGCGCGCGCGAGCACCACACGCCAGCGCATTGGGATGCCGCGCTCGGTCGTCGGAATCATCATTCGTCGCGGACGGCGGCCGCGCAGCGGCATCTGGTGCGGTGCTGCGTAGTCGACAATCGGCCCGGCCATGTAGCCGTGGCGGTCGACGCGGTAGAGCCGCCAGCGTCGCAAGCGGCCGGTAGGCCCCTGCAGAACACGCCGGCCATCGGGCCGCTTCTTCGGCGCCCAACGCTGCCCGTACGGGTCTTGCTCTTTGTCGAAGCCCTCGTCGATCAGCGCGAGTGTGCTCGTGCCCATGCCGTGGCTGGCCGCCTCGAGGACGCGGCCGCCGGACTTCGCGATCGCGCTCCAGCGCACAAGCTTGCTGAAATCGCCTTTGAGCGGCATCAGCGCAGCCACCCGCGCTCGTTCTCCGAGGCGATCCACACGTCGGTCTCGGTGGAGGTCGGCGACGTGTCGAGCATGCCAACGGGCCGATGCTTGCCGGACTGAATGGTGTTCAGCCAGCTGATCGCCTGCGTCTGGCGGGTCATCAGAATCTTGTCGGTCGGGTTGTCCGGGTCGAAGCCGCGCTTGGCGAGCAGCTCGTACCCCGCCATGTTCGCGACGTGCTTGCGCAGCGAGTCGGGCCAGGCGGTGAGCGGCAGCGTGTAGCCGCCGGAGAGGTAGTCGTCGGCCTCGCTGCTCGAGCGCAGGCACTGCCGTGCCCGGTCGGGCACGGTGATGGCGCTCAGCGTGACTTCCGGCACCGACACATCGGTGATGTCGCTCGGCTCCGCGTAGATCTGGTGCGCGGTGCCGGTGACTGCGAAAGTCGCGCCGCCGCCGGCGAGCGTCCAGCGCGCACGCACGAAGCGCTTGCAGCCGGGCACGAACACCAGCGTGCTGCCCTGCGCCGTCAGCGCCAGCTGCGCGACGGTGGTCCAGCCCGAGACCCCGAGCAGCGACGTCTCGATGAACAACGTCAACGTGGTGCTGACATCGATCGCCGTGACGTCGACGGAGAGCTCAATCAGGGTGCGCGCGACGGTGTCGGTGATGTCGACCGACGCAGCACTGCCGCTGCCCACAGTTTCTGCCGCCGATGCGTGCAGCGTGATCGGGAGTGGTTGCGGCATGGTGAGGAAGGCCGGTCTTTCCCGGCTGTCATCGGCTCTTGCCCGGGCGCGGGCGCGGAGGCGACTCGCGTGTAGTCCGTGTTCAGCAGCCCTTGCCTTTGCCCTTGCTCTTGCCTTTGCCGCCGCCTTTTGCCTTCGCCATGTTGCTCTCCGTCGGTACTTTCGGGTGTCAGTGAAGCGGCGGGCGCTGGCTCAGCAGGCGTCGCCGATGATCGAAAAGGTGAAGCTCGGCGTGGTGCCGGCGATCGTGCTCCGGGCCCGGATGAACTTGTCGATGCCGGAGAAGCTCTTGCGCTCCGAGGTGACGCCGGTCGCTTGCGTGAACGTGCCGGCGGTACGCCACGTCGTGCCGTCTGCGCTGGTCTCGATGGTGATGTCCAGTGTCGGCGTGGTGCCGCTCCCCGCGGTGACCGCGAGCGTCAAGCGTGCGGTGCCGCGATCGCCGAGCTCCACGGCAGTGCCGTTCGCGCTCGCCGTGGACGTGCCCGACATCAGATTCAGTTCGACCGTATTGGCGTAGCGGCCGCTGCCAGTGGTGTAGCCCATGCGTGCGATCTCCTAGGGAAACTGGTGCAAAAACTCATCGATGACGATCTGCGCGTCGCGCCGATGCATGTTCGCTGTGAACACGAGCTCATCGGCATCCGCACCGCGCAGATCTTCCACCGTCGTGTACCCGCCGGCCGTCAGCACGCTCAGCAGCGGGAAGTTGTCAGGCAGCGCTGTGCCTGGCTGAGCTTCCTGCTGGCTGCGCCAAAAGCCCTCGAACCCGTCGCATAGCTCGCGCGCGTTCTGACGCTTGCGCAGATACCAGCGCCGCGGCGAGCCGTAGAGCGCCATGGCTCAGCGCGCGCGCTTGGCCTGCGCCGAGCCGCTCGCGCTCTGCGCCGGCGCGCTCGGCGTGGGTTCCGGCGCAGGCTCCGCCGCAGCCAAGGGCGGCGGGTTCACCTGGCCGTTGCGCTCGGCCAGCTCGAACTGCGCCGCGAACTTGGCTTGGTCGGCCACGCGCTGCGCGCGCACGGCCTTCTGCTGTTTGTGGTAGCGCCGCAGCATCAGTTGATCAGCTGGGCGGTCAGGTGCACGTAGCCTGCACCCGCCGTGAAGACCGACGTGATTCGGTCGAAGCGAACGGTCGCGCCCGCGGCGAGCACGATCAGTTTGGGCGCAGCCGTCAGGCCGGTGCCCACGGTGCCCTGCGTCGCTCCCGCGACGAGAGTGGCCGCCACGTCGCCGGACGAGCCGCCGAGCAGCATGCCTTTGGTCGTGTACGGCGCTTGGCTCGACGACAGCCCGACCGCGCTCGAACTGCCCCCGGTGAAGCCGGTGACGATGTCCCACCAGGCGTCCTGGATGAGCAGCCGCAAGCCCGCCGGCACGGTGTAGAGCACCGCCGCATCGGCCAGGGTGTAGTCGATCGCGAGCTTCAGGTCCGCCCAGCCGCCGGCGACCTCGGGATTGGGAATCAGGTTGCGCGACCAGACGTGCGTGACGGGGTCCATTTTCCCCTGGGGATGGCCGTACGGTGAAGTCATGTTTGCCTCGACTGAGAATGTGTTGAAACGGTCGGAGATTCAGAGCGCCGAGCTCACCAGAGATCTTCGCTGTACAAATCGGGTGGCCAGCGCGGCGCTGCGATCTGCCCACACGCAACTGCGTGTTCCGCTGCGGGTCGACGCCGGATGAAGTCGCCTTCGTCGGTGACGAAGCCTTGTTCGATCCGGTCTTCGTCGCCGAGCGGTTCGATCGCTTGCGTGGCGCTGTTCCATCCGAGGACTTCGCGGATGGCGTTCAGGATATGGCAGTGTCTGGCGGGCCGCGGAAGTGTCCAAACTGCGCCGCGGAACCGAACTGCAGCCTGCGCGATCAGGTGGTGACGACCTTGATGACGCCGGGGTACGTGCTGCCGCGCACGCGCAAGTAGCGGTGCACCGCGAAGTACATGTGAATCGCCAGCACGTCGGAGTGCGCGAGGATGTCCGTGTCGGTGAGGACGATCGGCTCCTGCTGGTACCAGAACGCGAGCGCCGCATCCTTGACGATGATCGACTCGTAGGTGGTCGGCGATCCAGCGATCACGTTGCACTTGTCGCTGACGAATACCGGGATGCCGACGAAACGCGGCACGTCGCCCGGCCCGGTCGGCAGCACGAGCAAGTTGCGGCCCGTGCTGTCTTTGAGCTTCAGCAAGTCTCGGTATACCTTGCTGTGCACGCCCAGCATGCGGATCGCCGCTTGCTGGTCACCCCACAAGCCCGACGCATCGACGATCGTGTCGTAGTCGATGTTCTTGTTGCTCGTGTAGACGAACCCGCTCGGCAATGCGGCGGTCGCCTTCTCGATGAGCGCACGGTCGACGCGACGCTCGGTGAGGATGCGGAACTGCCGCGCGGCCTCCTCGTACGGGTCGTTTGCGGCTTTCAAGCGCGCCCATTCGGTCGTCTCGAACGCCTTACCAGCGTGGATGACCGTGGCGGTCTCGAAGCTCTGCGAGAGCGACTCCGGCGTCAGCGCATCACCCTCGTTGGTGATGTCTTCCATCTCGCCGAGCGTGCCGAAGTACGGCACCTTGACGGTGTCGCCACCGCGGTGATTCGCGGGCAGCGTGTTGCTGATCACGGCGACGCCCGAGTTGGCGAGCAGCGTTGCGCCCACGAACTCGCCCTGGATCGCATCGACCAGGATCTCCGGGATGATTACGTCTGAACTCTTGGTGAAGGGCATTGACTGGGATCCTTCTGCGGTTTGTGGTGTTCACGCCGACCGAGTCAGCTGGCAGAGGCGCCCGATTGCTGCTCGTGTTCTCGCTTGAGCGCCGCGAACAACTCGGGATCGCTCTCGTGCAACCGATGCTTTTCCATCGGCTTCAGCTGCATCCAGGTCTTGCCCTGGTACGTCAGTGCGGTCTCCGCGTTGTCCGGCGCCACGACGCGCGGCTGCCCGCCGCTGCCAGCTGCGGTGACGCCGCCGGCGCCGCCCGTCGCGGCGGGTGGAACCATGCGCAACTGGTGCGGAGCGACTTCGAGGAACGCGGCGAGCTCGGCGGATGACTGGGTCTTGGCCCACTCCATCATCGCCGGCGTGAGCTTGCGGCCCTTGGGGTCGTGCTTGTCCTTCTCGATCAGCGCGGCATGCGCTTGCTCTTCGAGCAGCGCCTCGCGCTTCTCGACTTCGGCCTGCATGGTCGCGAGCCGCTCGGTCGCAGCTTGCATGCCCTTGACCGCGGCGATCACTTCGCCGTCAGCCTGCTTGCCGGTGATGACGCGCAGTTCGGCCATCAGCGGATCGCGGCGGGTGATCGACTGCTGCAGTCCCGAGACCGCGGCCATGACGTCAGCCTCTTGTGCGCTCTCGCTCAGTCCGAGCGCCAATGCGATGCGTGCGTAACTCATAGTCAGTGGCTCCTTCATGGCCGCCGCTAGCTGCGGCGGGATGTTTCGGTACTGGTAGGGCGCGAGGTCGAACGCCATCGCCGGCGCCGGCGACTTGCCCGGCACGATCTCGTCGACGAAGCCGAGGTCTTTGGCTTGAGCCGGCGTCAGCCAGGTCTCTGCCGCCATCAGCGCCGCGCACTCGTCCTTGCTCTTGCCGGTGCGCGTCGCGTAGAGCGTCGCTGCGCCGTCGTTGCAGGTCTCGAGGCGCTGGATCGCGCGCTGGTGGTCTTCGATCGTGCCGTCGGTGAACGAGCGCGCGCCGTGCACCATCATCGCTGCGCCTTCGTGCATGCGGATGGTGTCGCCCGCCATCGCGACGATGCTGGCCGCGCTGGCCGCGAGCCCCTCGACGTCGACGTTCACGTGCGCCGGGTGCGCCGCGAGCATGCTGCGAATCGCCAAGCCGTCCCATGCGCTGCCGCCGGGAGAGCTGAGCTTCACGTTCAGGGTGCGAACGCGCGGACCGGCAGCGGCCAGCGCATCGCTGACCGACTGCGCCGTGATGCCGTCTTCAAAGATCCCCGCGCCGATGCGGCCGTACATGCGCAACTCGAGCGCATCGCCGCCGGCCAGCATGACCGCTTCGAAGAGTTTGATCGACATGGTGTGCTTTGAACGAACGCAGCCGTCAGCGGCCGGGCTTGGCTTTCGGCTTTGGCTTCGGCGCGGCTTTGGGCTTCGGCGCGGGCACAGGCTTCGGCGCCGGCTCGTTGCCCGGTGTGGGCTTGGGCGGCGCTCCACCCGGCGGCGTTCCGCCTGCTGCGAGCGGCTCGACTTCTTCGAGCCCGTCTACGCCGTACTCGGCCTCGATCGTGGCCAAGCTGAGCTTGTAGCCAGCTTGCCGGAGCGTCACGAGCGCGGTCGCGAGCGCACCGAGCACGCTCGCCTTCTCGCTCTTATCTTCCGGCGGCTCGGTGTGCCACTTCGGATAGGGAACGGCGACGGCGGGGCCGAAGTTGGCTTCGACCCAGTACCTGACGCTCTGATCGCGGAGCGACTCGCTCAGACCGCCCGAGATCGCGTGGACCTTGGCGTTCTCTTTCTTCTGATGCGTTTCGGCGGCGGCGTACGAGCCACCGTCCACGCGCGTGCTCAGGTTCTGACCGAGGATCGCGATCGCGGCAGCCATCTCGGCTGCTTCGACCTGCGCCTGGTAGATGTCGCGCGTGTTCGCCGTGAGCTCGACGAGCTCCAGCGTGTTGCCGATCGGCAAGCTGATGACGGCGTCCTTCGCCGCCTCTT